GGGAATACGAGGCGTCCGACCAGCGACGCTACTTCGTGCCGTGTCCGCATTGTGGGCACCGCCAGTGGCTGAGGTTCGAGAGGCTGCGCTGGGAGCGTGGGCAGCCGGAAACCGCCGCCTATCTATGCGAATCCTGCGAAGCGGCGATTGCCGAGCATCACAAATCCCAGATGCTGGAACTTGGGGAATGGATGGCGCAAGGAATAGGAACGAGCGCCGGGTTTCACCTGTCCAGCCTTTACAGCCCCTGGCGCAAGTGGCGCGAGATTGCAGCGTCGTGGGAGAAGTCCGCCATGTCGGAGAGCCGCTCGGTGGCGACCATCAAGGCGTTCAAGAACTCCGAACTGGGCGAGGCCTGGGTCGAGGAAGGCGAAGCGCCGGACTGGCAGCGCCTGCTGGAACGGCGCGAGGACTATTCGCTGGGCAGCGTGCCTGAGGGCGGCCTGCTTCTCACGGCCGGGGCCGACGTGCAGAAGGATCGCATCGAAGTCTCCATCTGGGCCTTCGGGCGCGGCAAGGAATCGTGGCTCGTCGAGCATCGCGTGTTGATGGGCGACACCGCCCGCGACGCGGTGTGGAAACATCTCGGTGAACTGGTCGCCGAGACCTGGACACACGCGTCCGGCGCGCGGCTGCCGCTCGCCCGGTTGGCGCTCGATACCGGCTTCGCCACGCAGGAGGCCTATACCTTCGTGCGACTGGCCCGCGATCCCCGCGTGATGGCGGTGAAAGGTTCGGCCAAGGGCGCGGCACTGGTGGGCACGCCGACGGCGGTGGACGCCACGACCGGCGGCAAGAAACTGCGCCGGGGCATCAAGCTGTTCACCGTCGCGGTCGGCATCGCCAAGCTGGAGTTCTACAACAGCCTGAGGAAGGTGCCGGAGGTGGCCGAGGATGGGGTCACGATTCGTTACCCCACCGGCTTTGTCCATCTGCCCAAGGTGGATGCAGAGTACCTGCAGCAACTGTGCGCCGAGCAGTTGATCACCCGGCGCGACCGAAACGGCTACCCGGTGCGCGAATGGCAGAAGATGCGCGAGAGGAACGAGGCGCTCGACTGCTATGTGTATGCCCGTGCGGCGGCGAGTGCTGCCGGCCTCGACCGCTTCGAGGAGCGGCACTGGCGCGAACTGGAACGGCAGCTTGGGCTGTCGCCGCCTGGCGACCCCGATCCGCAAATCGAACAACCCACTGAGGCCACCCAACGCGGTGGCCTCGCTGTTTCTGGAACCCCGAGAACCGGCCGGCGCGTGATCCGTAGCCGCTGGTTCGGCTGATCACCACCACTGGAGAAAACCACCATGAGTCTGCAAACCCAACTCAACAGCTTCGTCCTGCGCGTCGCCGAGGAATTCAATACCGTCAAGGGTCGCACCGGCACGCTGACCGCGCTGACCACCACCGACAAGTCGAGCCTGGTCGCGGCAATCAACGAACTGAAGGCCGCGATTATCACGGCGGTGGCCATTGACGACCTGCAGGTATCGACGACCACCACGTATTCGTCGAACAAAGTGGTCACCTTGCTCGATGCGCTGAAGGCCGACATTCTGGGCGGTGCCGATCCCGCCTACGACACCCTGCTCGAACTCCAGCAAGCGTTGCAGAACGACCAGACCGGCATCGCCGCGCTGACCGCTGCCATCGACAAGCGCGTGCGCTTCGATGCGGCGCAAACGCTGACGGTGCCCGAGCAACAGCAGGCCCGCGACAACATCGGTGCGGTCGCAGCCACCGACATCGGCGACACCACCACCGATTTCGTGGCGATCTTCAACGCGGCCCTGGTGTAAGTGATGAGCCTCGTCGCGCAACTGTCGGCGCTCGTCACCCGCATCGGCACCGAGATCAAGGGGCTGATTCGTCCAGACCATCCTGGTCTGGCCCGGGCCTGGGCGAATTTCGGCTACGTGGGTGGGGCGGTGCAGCTTCGCGCCGCCTACAACGTCGCCTCGGTGACCCGCTTGGGAACGGGCCGCTACCGGATCGACTTCGAGACGTCGTTTCCGGATGCTAAGTACTGCTGGATCGCCACCGGCCGCAGCAACACCGCGACCGGAACCATCCGTTTCGCGGCGGCACGTGGCACGACCGACGGCAAGACCGCCGACTCCCTGGAACTGGTCTGCACCAGTGCAGCAGCGTCGCTGGCTGACACGCCAGAGATCAGCCTGGTGGTCTATCGATGAGCATCCCGACCTACACCGAAGCCCAGTTACAGGCTCTGCGCGATAGCTTGGCCCGTGGCGAGAAGCGCGTCACCTTCGGCGACAAGACGGTCGAGTACCGCACCGTCGAGGAACTGAAGCAGGCCATCGCCGAGGTCGAGGCCGCGATGCACAAGGATGCCGTTTCCACTGGCCTGTATCCGCGTGCGCCGCGCCAGATCCGCGTGACCACCGGGAAGGGTTTCTGATGGGCTGGATCGGAACCATCAAACGCCGCGTCTTCGGTGGTACGCCCACCTACGACGGCGCAGGCCTTGGCCGGCGCACACTCGCCTGGACGGTGGCCAATCCCGGAGCGGTGGCGGCACTCGCCTACACGCAGGAGCAGTTGCGCGCCAAGAGCCGCGACCTCGTGCGGCGCAACGCCTGGGCTGCCGCCGGCATCGAGGCCTTCGTTGCCAACGCCATCGGTACCGGCATCAAGCCGCAGAGCATGGTGGAGGACGCGTCCCAACGCGAAACCATCCAACGCTTGTGGTGGGACTGGTGCGAGGCGGCCGATTCAGCGGGGCTCACCGATTTCTACGGGCTACAGTCGCTTGCCTGTCGGGCCATGCTGGAGGGCGGCGAGGCGATCGTGCGACTGCGCTGGCGGCGTCCCGAGGACGGGCTGCCGGTGGCGCTGCAAATCCAGGTGCTGGAGTCTGAGCATCTGCCGCTGGCGATGAACCGGGAGCTTGCGAACGGTAACGTCATCCGTGCCGGGATCGAGTTCGACCGACTGGGACGGCGGGTCGCCTACCACCTGTATCGATCGCACCCGAACGATGGCGGTCTCGCACCCATGTCCGGGGCGGGCGGCATTGACACCGTGCGGGTGGATGCAGCCGAGGTGATCCACTTGTTCCGGCCGCTGCGTCCTGGCCAGATCCGGGGCGAACCGTGGCTCGCCCGGGCGCTCGTGAAGCTCAACGAGCTCGACCAGTACGACGACGCCGAACTGGTGAGGAAGAAGACCGCCGCGATGTTCGCCGGTTTCATCACGCGCCTGGCACCCGAAGACAACCTGATGGGCGAAGGTCTATCGGACGCCAATGGCGTGGCTTTGGCTGGGCTGGAGCCCGGCACGCTGCAGATTCTGGAGCCGGGCGAGGACATCAAGTTCTCGGCGCCCGCCGATGTCGGCAGTTCCTACGCCGAGTTCATGCGTCAGCAGTTCCGGGCTGTGGCGGCCGCCATGGGCATCACCTACGAGATGCTCACCGGCGACCTCACCCAAGTTAACTATTCCTCGATCCGCGCCGGCCTACTGGAGTTTCGCCGTCGCTGCGAGGTGATCCAGCACGGCGTGATCGTGCATCAGTTGTGCCGACCGATCTGGCGTGCCTGGATGGATCAGGCAGTGCTCGAAGGTTCGCTGACGCTCCCTGGATTCAGCCGTCGTCGGCGTGAGTACCAAGTGGCCAAGTGGATCCCGCAGGGCTGGCAGTGGGTCGACCCGCAGAAGGAGTTCAACGCCATGAAGCTCGCCATCCGCGCCGGCCTCACCAGTCGCTCGGAGGCGATCTCGGCCTACGGCTACGACGCCGAGGATGTCGATCGGGAGATCGCGACTGACAACGCCCGCGCCGATGCGCTGGGCCTCGTCTTCGATTCCGATCCACGGCATGACCAGGCACCGGCGGTCGCGCCGCCTCCACCAACCGAACAACCCACGGAGTAATTCATGCTGCCACATCTCGCCTCCCGCATCTTCGGGACGCCGTTGCTTGTCCATCGCGCCAAGCTCGACGTGATCCTGTCCGCCCTCGGGCCACGATTGGGGATCGACAGCCCGATCCCTGCCGATGCCAAGGAACTGCTGGCGGCAGTACCCGCACCCCGTCCGAACATGCAAGGTGCTGTCGGCATTGCCGTGATCCCGATCCATGGCACGCTGGTGAAGCGCACCTTGGGGTTGGAGGCGGCTTCGGGGCTCACGAGCTACCAGGACATCGGCGCGATGCTCGATGCGGCGCTGGCCGACCCCAGTGTCACCGGCATCCTGTTGGATGTCGATTCGCCGGGTGGTGAGGCTTCCGGCAGCTTCGAACTCGCCCGCCGCGTGCGCGAGGCCACCGCCGTGAAACCCATATGGGCCGTGGCCAACGACGCCGCCTTCTCGGCCGCCTACGCCATCGCATCGTCTGCCGAACGCATCCTCGTCACCGAAACCGGTGGCGTCGGCTCGATCGGCGTGATTGCGCTGCACATCGACCAGTCGGTGAAGGACGCCAACGACGGCTACCGCTACACCGCGATCACGGCGGGTCGGCACAAGAACGATTTCTCGCCCCACGAACCGCTCACCGACACCGCGAAGAGCGAACTCCAGTCCGAGGTCGACCGCCTCTACGACATCTTCGTCGGCCACGTGGCCGCCATGCGCGGATTGCCGGAGATGGCCGTGCGCGCCACCGAGGCCGCTCTGTACTTCGGCCCGAACGCCACGGCGGCCGGTCTTGCCGATGCCGTCGGCACGCTGGAGGCAACGCTCACTGAATTCTCGATTTACCTCAGCTCCCGCAGCCGCAAACCGCCTCAGGCTCGGGCAGTCGTTCGAACCGAGGCGGCAAGCCCCCTTAAGGAGGATGCAATGCATGACCAAGAAGCTGTTCCTGAAATGATCGGCGTCGACGCTGCCGCAGTCATGGTGGCTGAGGCCCGCCGCGAAGTCACCCAATCCGCCCAAGCCATCGCCGAGTTATGCCTGATCGCCGGCTGCCCCGACAAGGCCGCCGCCTTCATTGCGGAAGGCAAGAGTGAAGCGGATGTGCGCCGAGTGCTTTGTGAGGCTAAGGCCGCACGATCCGAGGCGACGCCCATCCATTCCACCATCACGCCGGAAGCCGGCACCGAAACCCCCGAGCGACCCGAGGCATCACCCGTGGTCGCCGCCGTCAAGAAACTCATCCACAAGGAGTAAGACATGCCCTCGATCACCCAAGCCAAGAACCTCGGCGATCTCCTGAAGTACGAGGCACCGAATCTCTATTCCCGCGAGGCCGCGACGGTCGCCGCCGGACAGAACCTGCAACTCGGCACCGTGCTCGGCAGGAAGACCGCCGACGGCAAGCTGTATGCGCTGGCACCGGCCGCTACCGACGGCACCGAAACCGCCGTGGGCGTGCTCGCCACCGATACCGACGCGACGCTGATCGATCGGGACGACGCCATCGCGGTGGCCCGTCACGCCATCGTCGCGCGCAACGCCCTGATCTGGCCGGCTGGCATCACCGCGCCACAGAAGGCCACCGCCGAAGCGCAACTCGTCGCCCTCGGCATCCTGGTGCGCGACGCAGCGTAAGCAGCCCCTCTCATCCCCCCGTAAACCCGCCACACGGCGGGTTTCGTTTTTTGGAGATCCAAAATGCAAAACCCGTTCGACAACCCCGGCTTCTCGATGGCAAGCCTCACCACGGCCATCAACCTCATCCCCAACCGCTACGGCCGCATCGAGCAGTTGGGTCTGTTTCCGGCCAAGCCGGTGCGCACCCGGCAGATCATCGTCGAGGAGTACGCCGGGCGACTGAACCTCCTGCCGACGAAAGCGCCGGGCTCGCCGGGCACCGTGGGCGAGCGCGGCACCCGCACCCTGCGTTCCTTCGTCATCCCGCACATTCCGCACGACGACGTGGTGCTGCCCGAGGAAGTGCAGGGCATCCGCGCATTCGGCTCCGAAACCGAGATGGAGGCGATTGCCGGCGTGATGGCGCGTCACCTGGAAACCATGCGCAACAAGCACGCCATCACCCTGGAACACCTGCGCATAGGCGCACTCAAGGGCCAAATCCTGGATGCCGACGGCAGCACCATCTACGACCTCTACGCCGAGTTCGGTCTGTCGCAGACGACGATCAACTTCGATCTCGCCAACGCCAACAGTGACATCAAGGGCCACTGCTACGACGTGCTCGCCGAAATCGAGGACAACCTCAAGGGTGAGTTCATGACCGATGTGCACGTGCTCTGCTCGCCCCAGTTCTTCCGGGCGCTGACTACCCACAAGACGGTCAAGGAGGCCTACACCAACTGGCAGCAAGGGGCCATTCTGATCAACGACGTGCGCTCCGGCTTTACCTTTGGCGGCATCACCTTCGAGGAGTATCGCGGCCAGGCGAGCGACATCAACGGCACGGTGCGCAAGTTCATCGCCCCGGGCGAGGCGCATGCCTTCCCCCTGGGCACGGTCGACACCTTCGGCACCTACTTGGCCCCGGCCGACTTCAACGAGACGGTCAACACCCTCGGCCAGCCGCTCTATGCCAAGCAGGAACCGAGGAAGTTCGAGCGTGGCACGGATCTGCACACCCAGTCGAACCCGCTGCCGATGTGTCACCGCCCCGGTGTGCTGGTGAAGCTGACGAGCGCCTGATGGTAGGCGTGGCTGATCTGTACGACGCGGCCGCCCGCGCCGGACTGCTCACCCCCGTCAAGGTCGGCACCCTGATCGTCGAGTGCGGTTTCCGCGCACCCGACGAGACGGTGCTCGATGGCCTGGCGCTCTCCCGCGATTACGAGATCGAGTTCCCGGCCGAGCGCCTGCTGCTCGTCGTCGGGGACACGGTCGAGATCGCCGGCCAGCCTTACCGCGTGCGGGAGGTGATTGCCTTGCGGGACGGGAACGAGTGCCGGGCGCGTCTGGCTCGGTTGTGAGCCGATCAGGGGCCGATCTTGATCCAGCGGTTCCAGAGCATGCGACTGATGGTGGCATTCACAGCCTGGCGGTCGAAGCGCTCTGGATCGAAATCCAGTCCGGCCCACTCCTGGATGGCTTTGGTTTCGTCGCCGTAGGGGTCGTCGTCCAACCGATCCAGAAAGTCCTGGTAGCCGCCTGGACCGCCTGCATCATCGGGCGGGCAGGCGCGCTCGCCAACCTCGACCCAGGCAAAGCCGTCATCGCTCGGGGTCGGCTT